TGCTTAAGCGCAAGCCAAAGGATTGGTATCTCGGCGTCGCCCGCGAGTACCTGCGCATCCCGGCCGACCAGATTATTCACAAGTTTATCCCGATGTTTGCCGAGCAAGTGCGCGGAGTGCCCTGGATGTTCGCCGCCCTGCTCGAGCTGCACCGGATCGGCAAGTTCGAAGAGGCCGCCCTCATCGCCGCCCAGGTCGGCGCCGCCAAGATGGGCTTTTATCAAAAGCGCGACATGGGTTCAGGCTTCGGCGCACCCGACGGCGCCACCAAAAACAGAAACGGCGATTTCGTGCAATCCGCCGAGCCCGGCGAGTTCGGCATCGTTCCCGATGGCTACTAGTTCAAAGAGCACAACCCGAATTATCCCGACGCCCAGGTCGGCCCGTTTCTCAAAAGCGCCCTGCGCGGTGTCGCATCCGGCCTCAATGTTGCCTACCACTCCCTCGGTAACGATCTCGAGTCGGTCAACTTCTCCGCGGCCCGTGCCGGTGTCCTCGAAGAGCGCGAGCAGTGGATGAGCCTGCAAAACTGGAAGATCGAGCACCTCATGGAGCCGGCCTACAGCGACTGGCTCTTGAACAGCCTGCTCATGCGCCGGCTGCCGTACAGCCTCGACCGGCTCGATAAGTTCCGCAGCGTCATCTTTCAGCCGCGTCGCTGGCAGTGGGTCGATCCGAAAAAAGACGCCGAAGCCAACGTCATCGCCATCAACAACGGCCTCAAGAGCCGCAGCCAGATCATCAGCGAAACCGGCGGCGACATCGAGGATGTATTTGACCAGCTCCGCATCGAGCAGGATATGGCCGCCGATGCCGGCATCAATATCAAAAGTGGAAACAACGCAGTAAACGGAGGGCAGGACAATGCCGAAGATGATAACGAAGAATAAGCAGATCAAATCTGCCTCAGACCTTAAAGGTCAGAAGGTCGAGCGATCATTTTACCTTGAAAAAAAGGCAGTTGATGTTGAGCAAAGAACCGTCGAGCTGGCGTTTGCAAGCGAAGTTGAGGGCGAGCGCTGGTACGGCGTCGAAATTCTTGACTGTAAAGAACAATCAATCAGGTTAGACCGCCTCAAAAGCGGAGCGCCGTTGCTGCTCGGGCATGATTCCGAAAAGCAGATCGGTGTGGTTGAAACTGTTTCAATCGATTCCGACAATATCTGTCGGGCAGTTGTGCGCCTCGGCCGTGGCGCACTGGCCAGCGAAGTATTGCAGGACATTGAAGATGGTATCCGCCGCAACGTGTCTGTCGGTTACATGATCCACGAAGCAGTGCTCGAGCGCGAAGTTGAAGGCGTTGGCTACTATCGGATTACCGATTGGGAGCCGTTCGAGATCAGCATGGTGTCTATGCCGTTCGACTATCAAGGGTCGGGCGTCGGGCGCGATGCAAACGAAAACAATAACCCAGTTCCTGTGAAGGAGAACCGAAAAATGGAAAAGTGTGAATTTTGCGGCAAAGACCTTGCCGAAGGCACTTTGTGCGGCTGCACCGAAGCTGTCGCTGCAAGGAGTGCAAAGCCGGACAACAAGATTAATCTTGATGATGTCCGCAAGCAGGCCAGCAAGGAAGCCCGCGACGCAGAGATCAAGCGCTGCAAAGAGTTGCGCGAGGTTGGTGAGCAGTACAAAAATTTCAACGGCATTGACCTGGCTGACAAGTTCATTAAGGACGAGAATGGCACCGTTGAAGGTTTGCGTGAAGCGCTTCTTAAGGAAGTTGATAAGCGGCAAAACATCGACCCAATCGAGCGCACCGCCCACGGCGAAGGCGCTCGCGTTGCCACCGGCCGCTACGACCGCCGCAGCGCTGGCTTCCAGTCGTTCTTAAGCTCGGCCGGAAATAACCATGAGCGCGCCGAGCGTGACGCATACGAGTCGGGCCAATGGGCCCGCGCCGTTGTGTTTGGCGATGAGCGTGCCGCGGCCTGGTGTCGCGACAACAACATCCAGCTGCGCGTCATGACCGAAGGCGACAACACCACCGGCGGCTACCTGGTGCCGGAAGCAATGGAAAATTCCATCATCGACCTGCGCGCCGAATATGGAGTTGCCCGCCGGGTGGCCGAAATCGTCCAGATGGGCAGCTCGGTCGTGCCGATGCCGGTTCGCAAGAGCGGCACCACGGCCTACTTCCCGGGCGAAGAAGACGAAATCACCGCCAGCGACATGGGCTGGGGGCAGGAGCAGCTGGTTGCAAAGAAGGTCGCTGCCTTAACGCGCCTGTCAAATGATCTTGTGCAGGATTCGGTCATCGATATTGCAGCAAAAGTTGCCGACGAGCATGCCTACGCTTTCGCCGTGAAAGAGGATTCCTGCCTCATCTACGGCGACGGCACCAGCACCTACGGCGGCATCGTCGGCCTCAAGGCAAAGCTCGAGGTGTCCGGCATGGCCGGTATTTACACTGCAGCCAGCAACAGCGATACACCGCAGGAGATCATCCTCAAGGAGCTCAACGGTGTCATGTCAGTTCTGCCGAGCTACGCACGCAAGGGTGCGGTCTGGGTGTCTTCGCCATCGTTCGACGAGCTCATCTTCGGCCGCCTCATGGCAGCAGCCGGTGGCAATACAACCGCCACCCTGGCTGGCGAAATCATGCCGGCATTCCTGGGCAAGCCGCGACTCACTTGCGAGCCGTGCTACTCCGACAGCACAGCCGATCTCACCGGCAAGGCCATGGCCTTCTACGGCAACTTCAAGCAGGGCGTCCTCATGGGCGAGCGCCGGGGCATCATGGTCAAGGTCCTCAGTGAACGCTATGCCGAGTATGACCAGATCGGCGTTATCGGAACCGAGCGCATCGATATCAACTGCCACGGTGTTGGTGATACCAGCAACGCCGGCCCGATCGTCGCCCTCATCGGCGGTTAAATTCAACCCGTAGCGGGGCCTCAAGGCCCCGCCGTTTAAAGGAGTTAAAACATGAAAACCGATATGCACAATTCAGTCAGGGCCGTCACCGCGATTAAGCCTGTGGCCCTCACGACCGTGGCCGGCGTCTCCGGCAAGATCATCGACCGCAAGGGCTACAACGGCGTCGAGATGGTCGTTTCCTACGGTGAAATCACCGCCACCGACGCCACGCTCACCTTCACGCTGCTCGAAGGCGACGCCACCGGCAGCATGACCAGCGTCGCCAATGCCGACCTGCTCGGCACCGAGGTTCTGGCCAGCGTTGCCGCGGCAGCAACCCGCACCAGCGGAACCAGCAAAAACGTCACCAAGCGCCTCGGCTACAAAGGCAACAAGCGCTACGTCCAGCCCAAGGTGAGCAGCACCGTCACCGCCGCCACCGTAATCTCGGCGCAGGCGATCTTGCACACGCCCGACAGCGCACCGACCAGCAATCCCTGATTGATTGCTGACACACCATGAAGGCCCGCCTCACTGCGGGGCGGGCCTTTTTTTTAAAGGGGAATGGAATGAATTACGGAGAAAGACAAGTTGCGCCAACCCTCGACGGTATTCGGGCCGACCATGTGGCTCGTTATCGCTGGGCCGCAACGCACCTGCCACCGGGGCAGACAGTTATCGACATCGGCTGCGGTGTCGGCTACGGATCAAAGATCCTCGCCGATGAGGGGTTTGATGTCCACGCTTACGACAAGGAAAACGAGGCACACGATTATGCGTGCGCGAATTATAACGCACCGAACATTTGGCGCTATGTCGCCGATGTTTCGCAGGCGATCCCATTCGCAGATGCCGATGCCGCCGTCGCCTTCGAGATCATCGAGCACCTCGCCAACCCGCACCCGCTGCTACGCCACCTGGCCGAATTGGTCCCGACCCTTCTGGCCAGCGTGCCAAACGAGACGGTCTTCCCGTATGCCAACCACGCCTTCCACCACCGGCACTACACCCGAGCACAGTTCGAGGAATTGCTGTCAAATTGCGGGTGGGATCTTATCGAGATGCACGGCCAGGAGCATGAGTACGCCGAGGTCGAGCGCGGCGTCGAAGGCCGCACCCTGGTCGCCGTCTGCCAGAGCCGACTCTGCGAAAAGGATCAGCCAGCCTCCAGCAACCAGCAACCAGCGGCGGAATCAACCCCGAAGCATGTCGCCATCGTCGGCCTCGGGCCATCGGCTTCCGAATACCTAACCATCACCAAAGCGCTCGGCGGCAAGCATAAATTCTGCGACGAAACCTGGGGCATCAATGCCATCGGCGGCGTGCTGCAGTGCGACCGCATCTTCCATATGGATGATGTCCGCATCCAGCAGATCCGCGCCGAAGCCAGGCCGGATGGCAACATCGCCGCCATGCTCGAGTGGATGAAAACCACCGAGGTGCCGATCGTCACCAGCCGCCTGCATCCCGACTACCCGAGCCTGGTCGAGATGCCCCTCGAGGAGATGATCAACGACCTCACCTACGACTACTTCAACAACACCGCCGCCTGGGCGATGGCCTACGCCATCCACATCGGCGTCGAAAAGGTCACCCTGTTCGGCTGCGACTACACCTACCCGGACGCTCACGATGCCGAAAAAGGGCGCGGCTGCCTCGAGTTCTGGATGGGATACGGCGCCGGCCGGTGCGTAAAGCTCGGCCTGCCGAAAACCACCACCCTCATGGACGCCATGAACGACCGGCAGGAGCGCCTCTACGGTTACGACACCCGCACCGTCGATTTTATTGAAAAAGCCGACGGCACCCTCGGTGTGCAGTTCACCGAAATCACCGACCTGCCCACCGCCGACGAGATCGAGGCGGCCTACGATCACAGCAAACATCCCAACGGATTAATGGAAAAAGGAGATTAATGATGTCAGAAAAAAAACGTTTAAAAATGATTACGCCGTTTAAAGGCTGGGATATCGACAAGGTTGTCAATGTTGAAGCCGAGCAGGCGGAGTGGCTGGTGTCGCGCAAGTATGCGGTGCCTTTTTCGCAAAATGATCAAAAAGCTGAAAAGGCTGCTGAGCAGGCCGCAAAGCGTGCCGCCGCAGAAGCAGAAAAGAAGCTGATTGCTGGTATCTCTGCAGCTGGTTCTGTCGAAGAGCTTCGAAGTCTGGTTGCCGACGCCGAAAAGCGTAAGAAGGTTTGCGAGGCATTCGAAGAAAAGCTGCAAGAGTTTAAGGCAGCGGAAGAAAAAGAAATGAAAGACTTGATTGAGCAGATCAACGCGGCCAAGTCGGTCGAGGCGCTCGATGACCTGGTCGAAGAGAAAGAAACTCGCGAGCCAGTGATGGACGCATACAACCAGAAGCATGATGAGCTTGCCGCCAATGTTGAAAACGCAACCGGCGCAACCGGCGAAGAGGATAACGAAAGCTGATGCCTCTTTTCAGTTCAATCCAGCGGCAGAACATGATCAAGGCACTCGGAGGCTCCGCCCAGGCCGTCGTCGACGCGGGCGGGGCCAACGAGGCCACCGTGTACTGCATCTACTACAACCCCGGCGAAACGATCGATATGGCCAGCAGCCAGATCATTGTGAGCAACCCTGCCATCCTGGTTGATCTCGATGATGTGTTTGTTTCCAGCAGCTGGATCGTTTCCAGCGGCGACCCCGGCACCGCCGTCACCGCCAACAGCGCCAACTACACCGTCACCAACCGGCTCAAGGATGATGCCGGGTTTGTACTCTTGGAACTTACGGAGGCCTAGAAACGTGTCAGAACCATGCGCCGAAAAAGAGAATATCGTTTACCTCAAGGCCACGGCACGGGCACAGCACGAATCGCTCACGCGCATTGAAACAGTGCTCACCGGAATCAACATCAGCCTGCAGGAGCTTGCCGCCCAGCGCATCGAGATCAAGCATCTGCATGGCGAGATGAATGACAACAAGCAGGCCATCGATGGGCTGTTCAAGCGGGTGCGCCACCTCGAGCTCGCACCGGGGAAAACCGGCGCCAAGGTTTTTTGGGTGGCCGTCACCGCGATGGCCGGCATTATCGGCGGCCTCGTGACCTCTTTTATCCGCTACGCCTTCGGGGGGAGTATATGAGCACCTTCGACACCGCCTACCGGCACACCATCGAAATGGAAGGCTACTACGCCAACGACCCGGCCGATCGCGGCGGCGAAACCTATATGGGCATCAGCCGCGTGCATCACCCCGACTGGATCGGATGGAGCGTTATCGACAAGCATTTCATCTACGGCGGCAAGGTCGAAGAGCTTGAAAAGCTCGAACCGCTCGAGCGGTTTGCAAAAGAGTTTTACCGCCGCAACTACTGGCAGGAGCTATCCCTCGACAGCATCCAGCACAAGCTCATCGCCTGCGAGGTGTTCGACACCGCCGTCAACATGGGCACAAAAACCGCCGCCACGTTACTGCAGAAAGCCACCAACCTGGTCGCCCGCAGCAACAGCCTGGTGGTCGATGGCGTCATCGGGCCGAAAACCATCAACCAGGTCAACACCACCGCCAGCGAGTTCGGCATGGCCCTGCTCAAAGCGCTCAACGGTTTCCAGTTCATGCGCTACAACGCCATCGTTGAAAAAGATATGAGCCAGCGGCGGTTTATTCGCGGATGGCTGCGGCGTGTTTGGGAAGAGAGATAAAGGCTTTTAACGCAAAGGCGCAAAGACGCTAAGAAAGGCGCAAGAATTTTTTAACGGAGAGGCGCAGAGGTGGAGAGATGGGATATATAGCAGCCTTGATAATTGCAACAGCCCAGCCAGCAATCCCAGTAAATGCTGGGTTGCCTTACCGTATTCCGTTTGGTGTTGTTGAACGGCATGAATACTTTGAGCCTATTAGAAAAAGCAGAGGGCGAGGCAAGGCATGATCGAAAGCATCGCAAAATTTTTCCGAGTTTACGCCATCGCCGGCCGCTGCTGGTTCGAGGGTGACACCTGGCGCAACAGTGTCATTTATGCCAGCTCGGTGGTGTATGGATTCAGAAAGGTGTGCAAGTAATGGATTGGAAAGATATCGGAAACGGCATTGCGAAGATCGCCCCGGTTGTCGGTGGCCTGCTCGGCGGACCGGCCGGCACCGCTGTCGGTGGCCTGGTGGCCGAAGTGCTCGGCACCGAGCCGACCCCGGAAGCGGTGCACGAAGAGATCCGGCGCAACCCGGATGCTTTTCTCAAGCTCAAGCAGATGGAGATCGAAAAGGAAACCGAGCTCGCCCACCTCGCAAGCGAAGATTACCGCGCCGAGATGGACAACATCCTCGAGCATCGCAAGGTCGACACCGCCGACATCCAGAACGCCCGCGGCCGCGACACCCAGCTCAAGCTCAACGGCCATCACAACTATCGCGCCGACATCATGCTCGCCCTGGCATTTTCCTCGCTGCTCATCCTGATCTGGATGGTCTGGAAAGAAGCCAGCGATCTGCCACAAAACGTATTCGCCCTGTTCAACATGGCCATCGGCATGATCCTCAAGATGATATCCGACGGCTTCCAGTTCGAGTTCGGCAGCAGCCGCGGCAGCAAAGAAAAGGACCTCGGTAAATGATCCGGACTTTAACTGAAAACTGCCAACTGAAAACTGCCAACTGGAGGCCCTATGGCCGATAGCATCCGCCAGCAGATCATGGCTGCCTTCATCACCCGGATGAAAACCATCACCACGGCCAACGGCTACACCATCAACCTCGGCACCGATGTGCGCGAGTGGCGCGCCGCATCCATCGAGGCCAGCGAGCTGCCGTTCATGGTGGTGCGCGATGTCACCGACACCATGCCCGAAGTTTCCACCGGCGGCCGCCGCGACCACCAGCTCGAAGTCGAGATCGATGTTTTGTTCGCATCGAGCACCAGCGTCAAAGACGCCCGCAACATCGTCGCCGACATCGCCGCCGCCATCGGCACCGACGAAACCTTCGGCAGCCTGGCCTACAACACCGACCTGGTCAGCGCCAGCCTCGAACTTGAACAGACCGACAAAATCTACACCGGCGCCCAGGTGGCGCTGGTGATTATGTACCGAAGCGAAAGGTGGGTGCTTTAGATGTTGCCTTTAACCATAAGAGAGATTTTCGTTTTTCTCTGCGTCTTAGCGCCTTTGCGTTGAGTCGCTTTTAAAGATTTCGACTTGATAACAGGGAGATAAACCATGACCATCCAACAAAAAAGCAGAACCACCGCATACGCCAAGCTGCAGGCCGCCAAGGGCACAGCCGAAAGCGTCGCCGCTGCCAACGCCGTCGACCTGCTGCTCGAGTCGCCCATGGTGCAGCCGCGTGGCGAGCAGATCGACCGCGGCCTGATCCGCGACAAGCGCTTCCCCTCCAAGCAGGTCGCCGGTGGCCGCTGGGGCGAAGGCTCGGTCAACCTCGAGCTGCGCGGGTCCGGCAGCGCCGGCACCGCACCAGAGTTCGGGCCGCTGCTCGAAACCCTGCTCGGCACCGAGCAGACCGTTTCCGCCGATACGGTCGAGGCCGCATCGGGCACCGCCAGCGGTTTCGATGCCTCCGAGAGCTGGCCGATCGGCACCGTGGTCCGCATCGATGTCAATGGCGACGGCTCGGTTTACGATGTGCGCGTCATCACCGCCAAGAGCGGCAGCGGGCCGTACACCTACACCGTCAACCGCGCTTTTTCCAGCACCCCGGCCGACGCCGCCGACATCACCGCCGGTGTTACCTATTTCCACGCCGGCACCGAAAGCGAGCAGTATTTCACCTTTGAGCAATACCTCGACGGCGTCAAGCTGCTCTGCACCGATACCGTGTGCGAAAGCCTGCAGTTTACCGCCGGCGCCCGCGAAGTGCTGCAGGGTGTGTTCGGCCTGCGCGCCCTCACCTGCGCCGAATCCGACAACTCCGACGCGCTCACCCCGAGCTTCGACGACAGCGACCCGCTCATCGGCACCGAGTGCAACCTGGTCCTCGGCGGCAGCGCCCTCGATATGCAGAGCTTCGATTTCAGCCTGAACACCCGCCGCGCCCGGGGCGGCATCAACAGCGCCGGCTACCAGGACCTGCCGTGGATGAGCAAGTTCGACGCCACCGGCACCCTCACGCCGTGGATGGAAGATAAGTCGCACATCACCACGTTTTTCGCCGGCACCTTGGCCGACATTGAGATGGTCAAAGGCGACACCGCCGGCAACATCATGGCGATCATCCTGCAGGATATCCAGTACACCGGCCAGGAGATCGGCGACGACGACGGCGACTTCAGCTGGAACCTGCCGTTTGTTATCACCGGCGGTGTGCATATCGCGTTTTTCTAAAAGGCAAGTAATCAGCCGGCAGTGGGCAGTTATCAGTAAAAGCTTTTAACTGCCCACTGCAAACTGCCAACTGTCAACTGGAATTTAAATGGCCCGGAATCAAAGAAAATTCAGCCTGATCATCGCCGCCAAGGATCGCGCCTCGCGGGTCTTCGGTAAAGTCCGCGCCGGGTTTTCCAAGCTCGGCAGCGTACTCACCAAGGCCGCCGCCGGGATCTCGACGGCGTTCCTGGCCGCCACCGCCGCCATCGGCGGGCTGATCGCCAAGGCGGTCGGCTACGGCGACAACCTCGCCAAAACCGCCGACAAGATCGGGGCCACCACCGAGCAGCTTTCATCCATGCGGCACGCGGCCAAGCTTGCCGGCATTGAGAGCAACACCCTCGATATGGCCCTGCAGCGCATGACCCGCCGGCTCTCTGAAGCGGCGGCCGGCGGCGGCGAAGCCAAGGGCGCCATCGAAGAGCTCGGCCTCGACGCGCAAAAGCTCGCCACGATGGGCCCCGAAGCGGCCCTCAATGAGATCGTCAAGGCCCTCGAAGGGGTCGAAAACCAGACCGACCGCGTGCGCCTCGCCTTCAAGTTTTTTGATTCCGAAGGTTTCAGCCTGGTCAACCTCACCTCCGAAGGTCTGCGCGAAGCCACCAAGGAGGCCCGCGCCCTCGGCCTCGCCATCAACCGCGACACCGCCGCCGGCCTCGAGCGCGTCGGCGATGCCTGGACCCGCATCAAGTCGGCCCTCACCGGCGCCGCCGTTCAATTCACCGCGGCCCTGCTCGGCCCGATCGAGAAGCTCTCCACCAAGGTCACCGAGTTTGCCAAGAGCGGCCAGCTCAAGGAGTGGGCCCGCGAAGCAGCGCGCATCCTCATCGAGCTGGTGGCGATCCTGATCAAGTCGATTCCGCAGGCGCTGGTCGCCATCCTTGAAATCGCGCACAAGATCACCCAGGTGTTTCGCGGCTGGGGCCTTATCTTCAACGGCCTCAAGCAGCTGCTCACCGCCTGGTCGATCCTGGTGCTCGAGGTCTTCTCCAAGGTCAACAATGGCATCCAGAAGATTCTCGAAGCCACCAACATCGGCGGCGCCAACGATTCCGCCATCGCCAAGACCAGGCAGCTCGGGCAGGCGCTGGCGCAGGATCTCGGCGGCGCCGAGCGCAACCTGCAGATGCTGGTGGCCGAGCAGGCGCGCATGATCACCGCAAGCGATCGCCAGGCCGGCGCCATCGATGGCATGAAGCAAAAGGTCGACGCCGCCTCGGCATCGTTTACCCGCTTCGCCGAAGATATCAGGAAAAACACCGAAGCCGCCATCGCCGAAGCCGAGGCCGCCGACAAGCTCGCCGCCTCCTACGACAACGCCGCCGCCAGCAAGCAGAAGTATGTATCGATCAATTCCGGCAGCAGGTTGTAGCCGGTGCGGTGGAAGTCCTTGACCGTAACGCGCCGGACACCGGCATCGAAC